GACTAGCATCTATTGTTAAAGCAGAAGTACCACCTGTTGCCATTGTGATAACATCTGAACCACTAAATGTAATAGATGTGTTAGAATCTGCATCACCTGCAATACTATCTAATTGAATACTACCTACGTTCGTAATAGCTGAGTCACTAAAATCTAAAGTTCCTGTAACATCAAAGTTTCCGTCTACTGTTAAGTTACCTTCTATAGTTGTGTTAGCACCACTTAATGTAATAGCTGCAGTTGGTGTTGAGCCTGATTTAATTACTAACTCACCACTAGAATTTGTTAAACTACCAAAAGTTGTACCTGCATCTTTAAGTGTAATATCTGCACCATCAGCATCTAAAATAATATCTCCACTAGAATCTAATGTAATATCTGTACCATCATTTGTAATAGTATCTAATGCAATACTTCCAATGTTACTGATACTTGCATCACCAAAATCTAATGCACCTGCAACTGTTAGTGTTCCTGATATATCTACATTACCATTTATATCAACTGTAGTTGCAGCAATCTGTATTTCTGTATCTGCTACTAAATCTAACTGTCCATCTGTAGAGGAATTAATATATATTGCAGTATCTCTAAACTGTAATTTTTCTGTACTCGCAACTAAGATATCATCTGAAAACTCAAAGTAGTCTTCGTCTTCCATCCATTTTAATACACCATCACTAGTCTCACCATCAAAGGTAATAGTAATATCTGTTCCTGCTGTGGCTGCACCAAATGTTAAAGTATTACCTAATAACTTTGTTATTGGTCCACCTTCAGCACTTGTACCATCGTGGGTATGTCCAGTGCTAGAAGCAAACGCTGCTAGTATTTGGTCAAACTCTGCATTAAAATGAGATGCTTCAATAGTAGTTCCATCAACAATAGTTGATGAACTCTGTCTAGTATAAGTTGCTCCCATGTTTTATCTTCTTCCTCCTGCTGAAAACTCCATTTCAAATCCTTTTAATGATATAGGGTTGTTGTTTGTTGCGTCTAATATTTTTGTAGCTACTGTAAATCCACTACCTTCTACTGCTTGTCTAATTAAATCTGAACCTGTAGAACCATACACTGCTGAACCATATGTAGATTCTGTTAATCCATATTGTGCTATGTTACCTGTTACAGATAATGTGTAAGCCTCTGGTTGTGGAACTTCATCATCACTAAAATCATATTCTAATAAAAAACTAGATGCTAGTGTACCACCTGGGTCTATATTCCATATAACCTTCTGCATATTTTTTCTAATACCAGGGTCGCCCATTGTCATATCTGGTGAACGATATACTCCACTTATATTTACTGTTGACTCTGCTTGTGTAAATACATTTCCGGATTCTTGTTTATAAACAAAACCATCGTAGCCACCATTTATAATTGTTTCTACGTTAGATATAAATCCAGAGTCAGCACTTGAAACTTTTAATCCTTGCATATCTGCATATTCAAAACCAAGAGAACCTGTATTAGGATTAGCTTTAATTACAGATATTAATCCTCTTGCAGAGTTTTCATCTTGGTCTGTGCTTGTAGGAAAAAATATTCTATACTGTGATTTACTTCTAATAACAAGTGAATTAATATTGTGTGTAGTAATCTCATTAATTCTTTTTTGTACTTGTTTAGATACTGTACCAAGTTCTGTATCATCAATTCTTTCTGTACCTGCGATAGTTCTTAAACCATCTGGTGCTAAGAATACAACATCACCACCAAGTTCCTGTATACTTCTACCATCAGTACATCCTATATTTCTTGTGACAGGAGTTACTGCAAAGTTAGCAGATGATGTTCCTGTTAATTTAAATATTTTATCTCTACCAAATATAATTAAACTGTTACGAAAAGTTCTAAGTCCTACAATCTCTGTATCAACTTTAATAGTTCCGCCACCATTATTACTAGTAAAATCATTAGTTTGATTTGGGCCCATAAAACTAACTTCTTGTATGTTACTAGAGTGTCCTGCAAAAAATAAATGGTTCTTAAATATTTCTACAAACTTAAAATTAGAAGTACCTGTAGCATTTACAACAGTAGTGCTAAATGATGTATTTAATATTTGTGGGTTAGAAGTACCTGTAGTAATAATAATTTTATCTGTACCATCAAAGTTAAATAATCTATGTTCGTAATTCTGTGTAGGTGTTCCTAAACTTGTAATAGTAGATGTCCAACTTCCTGAACCTGAACTTGCTCTATGTATACTACCACCTCTACCTGCTAATACTACATCATTAAATATTGCACTAAATACAACTCTCTCTGTAGATGCTGAAACTTGTGGACAAATATTAGTATTGTATTTTGTTGTACCTAATACTTTTTTATAACCGCCTTCAATATCTGGTTCAAAGTTTCTAAGTTGTAAAGCTTCTCCAGGAGACATAGAGAACACATCTTTGTTTAAGATTAATCCTCCACCTAAACTAACAACTGAAGGTTGTACTTGTGCCATTCTATGTAAAAGTTAATACCGAAGTATTGCTTGTTGTTCTAGATGTTGTATTTAAATTTACTCTAGTATCTTTCATGTAATCTTGTTTATTCAACATCTCTGTTCTAATTCTTTGTACGCCTCTTTCATATTCTGCATTTGCAATGTTAGCCATAGGAACATCATTTCTTAATTTGTATAAATAATATTTTGCTCTATTAACTACTACATCAGAATATATATCTGGTAAATCTAGTGTATCTGTGGCTGCAGATAAATCTGTATGTGTTTTAAAATATTCATACTCTACTGTGTATATATCTTCATCAGGTATCGGCGATAGTCCAAAACTTAAATGGTCCTGTGTTCTATATACAAATAAAGGTTTGCCATATTGAGATTCTGTATTCTTTTCATCAATAGTATATCTGCCTTGTATGTATGCATCATAACTAATGTACTTTAAATTAATTGGTATCTCATCTGCAGATACTCTAATAAAATCTACTTGCATATTAGTTACAGTTGTAGGATTATTTATTGTAACAAATGTTGTTGTAGCAGATGCTACGAAAGATGTGGCTAGTATTGCACCATTACCAAAGTTTGTAACAGTTATTGTTTCGTTTAAATTTTGTGTACCCTCTGCTACAGTTCCTACTTGTATTTTAAATGCCTGTCCTGTAGCGACTGTATCAAATGCTCTAACAACTATATTATATTTTTGATTTACTATAGTTGATATAGATTGTGTTACTGTTGCATTATTTAATTGTAGTCTACCATTACCTGTGGATACATATGTTGGAGTTCCTTCTACAGTTGTCCAACTGTTTACATTAGAAGTAAATTCACTATTAGTAATTAGTTCTGTAGGTTTAATTCTAAAACTATCAAAGTCTGCTTTTCTAAATGCAGTAGGAAAAGTATATTCTTGTTGACCTGTGTTTACTACTTGAGTTCCATTAGTATGTAGCCAAGGCCATTCTATCTCCGATAGATATAATTCATTAACAGCTTTATTAATAAAATTTTTAGCAGATGTTTGTATACCTCTACTAGCAGTAAAGTTAGAACTTGTTAGTTCTACTTCATTTAATTCATTTAAAGCTAAGTTAGTTAATGTTAAATATGTTTTTGTTCCTGCCATTTTTTTGCCTCTATATCATTTGAAAGTTTATTAATTTCATCTTGTGTCATACATATCATTGCTGAACTACTAATGTTTTCTATACCAAATTGTCCTTCTATTGATTCTTTTAACTTATCTTTATATGTAACTAAAAAGGCATCACAGTTTTTTATATCTAAAAAATTAACATATTGATAAGTAAAAACTTTAGGATACTGTTCTGTATTTAACATTACTAGTAGTGCTATAAAAAATTTCATAATTTAAGAGAGGGGTATAAACCCCTCTCTATGTATCTGCATAATATTATGCAAATGATACTTTTTGTGTTTCTGAATCGCCTTCTCCATCAAAATCAGCAAGTACACAGAATACACGGACTTTACAATCCACTGCACCTGTTGCAATTACTAAGTCGATAGTATCAGCGGCAGCGTATACGCCATAACCGACAGATGTTGTTCCCATTGAACTGTCACCCGCTCTCGCTCTAGTTACTTCCATACCTGCAGTTGCTGTTGAAGCTGAAACGTATCTATCTACGTCTGCTCCATCACCAAGAGATAATGTTCCAGAGTTACCTGCGCCGTCAGCAGTTAGGACATCCATACCTGCATACAAACATAAAGTGTTTGCAGGTACTTCGATTACTTGAACGACATCACCTGAAGCGTTAGTAAACTGTGAAAAGTCTACAATTTGTGATACCATTCTTATTGGTTTACCTATTGGTAGACTAGCGGCTGTAGACGCATTACCTGTTACTGTAAAAGTTGCCATTTAATGATTACCTCCTATTAGTCTATTAAGATGTGTGAAAGAACTAAGCCATTATCTCTAAGGACTTTTCTTCCAAACACATGTAAACCTCTAACTACATCTGAGAAAGATTCAGGATGTCTAATTACCTCAATCTTTGCAATGTGATTAGCTGTTGCTGTAGATGACATATGACCACCTAATACTTTAAAGAAGTTCGAGGTTGAACTTGCTGCAAAGTTGTTTGTCATATATACATCCATGTTCATGATTTTACCGTCAATCACTTTACCATTTCTTAATGGTGCTGCGTTACCAGTAGTATCACTCATTAGCTTACTATTAGCTTGACCTAATTGTTCTACAAATTCAGGACCTGCTAAGAACCATCTGTTCTCTTCAGGCACATCAGCCGCATTAAGCAGTCTGTTGTGTTTTGAAATTGTATCAACTGGGTCTACTTCACTTGAGCCAAAACCTACATCTTGGTCTTGTCCAGAGCCTGAATCAGCTCCTAGTAAGTGGTCAGGGCTAGATGAACTAACACCTGCTACCATCGCTGCGATTACGTTTTTGTCGTATTCGTTCTTAAGTGCATAAGCACCAGAAGAAGTTGCAATTGATTCAAAGTTAACATGTGAGTGTCTCTCCTCAATGTCATCAACTTTAAATGAAAATGCGTTTGCTTGGTCTACGACAAGTTGGATTTGGTCATCAACAATATCTTGTGTGTCAACAACTGCTCCTCTTGAGTACGCACTCACAGTAATAGTAGGTTCTTTTATGATGTTAACTGTGTCACCAAAGTTCTCGATTTCACCTGCGTAGTCAGTATTAGTAATAGCTTCTACGACAGATGCTGTTCTAAAGAACTTCTGGACTTTTTGGGAATAGATAATCGGACTAAAATTTCCGTTAGGTAGATTACTATTACCAGATACTTTTTGAAAAGCCATCTTTTTTCTCCTATATTATTGTTATTAAAATTGATATGAGTTAACTATTTATACGATTCTACCTTCTCTATTAGCAGTGTCGATTTCACTCTCATGCTTAGCAAATTCGTGAGGTTTCATCTTTTGTATCTCTGCCCATGTCCATTTCTTTTTGTCGGTAGGTGTTTCAGATACTTTAGTTTTAGAAACTGCTTTCGCTGCTTCTTTTTTTACATCTGCGTTAGTTACCTTCTTATTAGAAATGCCCCTATCATACTTGTACTTTTCAATTACAAATGCTATTTCTTTTGCGTCATAAGACTTGTCAATAACATCTTGTATGTACTTTGGTTGACCTCTTGTCCAATCATAAAAATCGTTATCGTTAGCAAGGTCTTTATAGTCAGGATGTTTTTTAGAGAGTTCAACTTCCGCTTTGTCTTTTGCAATCTGGGCTTGTTGTTTTTTAACCTCTAATAATTGTTCCTCCATTTCTTGCTTTGATTTCATGGTGGCTTCAGTAGTCAACTGCATGACAGATTCATACATTTCAGGATACTCTTTTCTCCATTCCTCAATCTCTTCTTGAGATTTAAAAATAGGTTTTTTAGATATAGCCTCTACTTCTTTTTTAAGCTTAAGAATTTCTTCTTTATGCTTTGAGTTAGTATCATCGTAATGCCTTTTTAAGTCGTCATATCGCTTCTTATAAACGGCATTTTTTTCTAATCCTTCAGGGTGTTCGTCTTTAGGTTTCTCCTCGTCAGGGTCTTCCTTAGACTCTTCAGTAGCTGATGTTTCGATATCCTTGTCCATTAATCCTCTATTAGGATTTTTATATGGAGTCGGTGTTGCGATTTCTTCTGTTGCTTCGGAATTTTTTTCTTCTACAACTTCAGATTTGTTTTCGTCTTTTTCCATTTATTCTCCTTCGGGGTGCTGTTGGATTCAGGTCGCCCCCATATGCAGGGCCTCTATGCAGAGGGTGGCTGCGTCATCATCCCCTGTCCTTGTGTAGGTGCAGGGGTTTCACTGGGTTGTGAAACTTGTTGCGGTGCAGGTATGGCTTCTTGCATAATCATGCCGAACTCTGGACCAAAAACTTTTGACATAAAATTTCTAAACTGAGGTATATTTAATTGTGTAATTAATTGTTTCTCTTCATTGCTTAGTGCTTCTAAATTACTTGAAACTTTTTGTGGTGTTATATTTAACTCCATAGATTGTGTATCTTGATTTGGAGGTTGTTGATTTGTTCTCATCATTCCCTCTTGTTGTGGTGTCATTGTTTCTTCTTCCATATTATCTCCCTGGTCTATTTATTCCTCTTGCACTGAAAGCTTTTGAACTACCA